ATTCCACTCTTAATTCCTTCGAATATACTTATCACCATGCTTTTTGCACTGTTAATCGGTCCCGTAATATTGCTTTTTACAGTTTCGAATCCTGCCTTTGCCGATGTTTTCACACCATCTATTCTTGTGGTGATTCCACTCTTAATTCCTTCGAATATACTTATCACCATGCTTTTTGCACTGTTAATCGGTCCCGTAATATTGCTTTTTACAGTTTCGAATCCTGCCTTTGCCGATGTTTTCACACCATCTATTCTTGTGGTGATTCCACTCTTAATTCCTTCGAATACGCTTACAACCATCGTAAATGCGCCGCTAATCGGAGATATGATATATGTTTTCACAAGTGTAAATCCGTTTAACACTATTGTGGCGATCGTATCTACAACACCACTGATTCTCATACTTATTTCATCCCATACCTGTATTACCGTATCTTTGCAGTTCACCCATATGAATTGGAATGGTAATGTGATAATCTGGAATGCTGCCGATATTATTTCTCCAATCAGCATAACGCCAACCGTTATTATATTACCGATTGTTTGGAATATTCCCGATACTTTTTCCAATATCGATGCAATTCCATCACCTACAATGCCAGTGATTGTTTGGAATGTATTCGAAATCTCTTCTGCAATACCCGTAATTTTTTCTATGACACTGCTTATAAACGTATCTATGCCGCAAATATGTATCAAAGTTCCGAAGAAACCTGCAAGTCCTGAAACAAATCCATCCAGTGCACCTGCTATTTCTCCCCATAATCCGCTAAATACTTCTACAATGCCTGTCCCAAACAATTCCAGGCCTGCTTGCGCCAGATCTATATCACCAGTGAACACTCCAACTATCATATCGCCCAATCCGGACAGTATATCTATAATTCCTCCGACCGCGCCAATTAATGGTTCAATCATGCTTAAGACAGCGCTGAAGCCTGCTGCCAGTAAACCAATAGCCGGTACCAAGATTGCTGCCAAAATTGCGCCGATTGCCTTAAATAGATTTTCAAGCCCAGACAGCTTATCGCTCAGTCCGGATATTGCACTTTTTATTCCGCTTAGTTTTTCATCAATATTGATTCCGTCTAGGAACCCTGTGATAGAACTTTTTACAGTGTCAATAATTCCTGTTATGAAATCTCTGAATGATTCGCTTTTATTCCATAAGAGAACCATTCCAGCCACCACTCCGGCTATTGCAGCTGTTACTAATAGAATTGGTCCTAGAGCCACTCCTCCAGCCCCTGCCATCGCAACTCCAGCTCCTTCTGCGGCTGTTCCAGCTTCCGCTGCCGCTACTGCAGTTCCGGCAAAAAGCCCGCTTATTTTTGCTCCGAGTCCAATAACCGAAGATATCCCGATAGACACCTTCCCGATGCCGATCAGCAATGGAGACAATACCGCAACTATTCCCATGATGCCGAGTATCATTCTCTGCTGTCCGCCGTCCAGATCATCAATTTTCTGTGCTAATCCTGTGATTTTCTGTGTCCCTTCCGCAATCATCGGGAGAAAGATATTCCCAAGGGTGATTCCGGCATCATACAGATTGTTCTTCATAATAGCCAGCTTCGACGCCGTCGTTTCATAACGTTTATTCGCTTCATTGGTTAATGCTGTGTTTTCTTCCCAGGCATTCTTTCCGGTGCTGATTGCCGACGTAAACACATCACTTGCATTCGCAGATCTTAGTAATGCATCACGCATTCTCGTTTCTGTGATGCCCATATCATTTAAGACTTTGATAGCGGAGTCGCTTTCTCCTCCGCATTTTGAAAGACCTTCGATGAATGCTTCCAGTGCGCCTGTAGCGTCTTCCTTGAATCTCTTGGAGAATTCGCTGGTGCTCATTCCAGCTACGTCCGCCCAGTCCTTTAACGAATCGCTGTTAGTTTCTACAGCAAGCTGCATTTCAATTAATGCTTTGCTGAATGCCGTACCGCCCGCCTGTGCTTCCATTCCAACTGAACTTAACGCCGTAGCCAGTGCAAGAATGTCAGATTCTGACATTCCTACCTGCGTACCTGCGGATGCAAGATTAGTTGCCATATTCATGATGTCTGCCTCAGTGGTGGCGTAGTTGTTACCCAGGTCTACAATGGTGCTTCCCATCTTCTTATATTTTTCATCCGCACTCATAGAGGTGTCTGCCGCCAAGCCGGTAATATTTGCGAATTTCGCAATAGATGTTGCTGCATCTTCTGCCGACAGGTTGGTAGAATTACCCATGTCGATCATAACGCGGGTAAATCCTAAGACGTCCTGAGTCTTAATGCCTAACTGTCCGGCAGCTTCTGCAACCTCAGAAATCTCCGTTGTAGATGCCGGAATCTCTTTTGCCATTGAGCGGATCCCGTCTTCTAACTGCTGGTAGCTATATACACACTTTCCATTTGCGTCAAATACTTCGTCCGATGTCTTTTTGACACCTGCGAAAGCGGATTCAAATTGTATGGCAGCTGCTCCGGATGCTCCTAACGCTCCAGCGGCCGCTGTACTGACCACTTTCAGATTCTGTCCGACTTTTTCCGTCCCTTCGCCAAACTTTCCAAGCCCTTCGCCAAAAGTCTGGATGGCCGTCTTCTGATTCTTCAATTCTTCCGATGTCTTCTTAATCTCGTTCCGAATCTCTTCCTGCTTGATTTTAGAATCCATCAGTTCCGCTTTCAACTCTGCATACTTCTCAGAGTCCTCTCCAACCTCTCTGGCGCATTCGTCCAGCGCATCCTGTAAGATCTTTGTCTTGTCTGCAGCTGCTTTCGACTCCTGTCCAAGAAGTTTCTGTCGTTCTTTTAAGAGGTCTGTTTTATTCTTTGCTCCATCCAGTTTTGTTTCGTTTAGCTGTAGTTCCTGATCCAGTTCCCGAATCTTACTATCTGCCTGTTCAACAGCTGTTCTTAGCTGTTCTTCTGCTTCCGCTTGTTTCTTTGCTTCTTCTGCTGCTTTCAGCTGCTCCGCAGACAGCTGTGTCTCTGCGTTTCTTTGTTCTTCCAGTTTTGCAGATGTCTGTGAGAGTTCTTGTGAGATAGCCTCCTGTGCTCTTTTTGCGTCCGCAAGTTTTGCACTCCAGTTATTCGCTTCAATCGAGTTTTCCCCGAATATGGCTTTTGCTGACTCCATTTTCCCGGTCAACAATTCTACTTTCTGGCTGCTTGCTTCCAGCTCTTTCTGTAAGAGTTTCTCTCTCTTTTCCAGAGTGTCTGTTGACTCTCCGGTGCCTTTCATTTGTGTTTCGTTCAGTTTTAGTTCCGCACGTAACGCTTTCAGTGACGATTCTGCCTGTTTTAAACCGCTCGTCAGTTCTTTCGTATCCGCCCGGAACTTCACGCTTGCTTCTCTGTTGCTTAATCAATCACCCTCTCTCCAACATCTGTTCTTCTGCATATGCCTTCCACGCTTCATATGCATATTTATCTTCCAGGATCGTAAGCAGGGAATTATATTCCGAATACCAAAACAAATCCTCGCTGATTCCATTCATAATCACGTAATAGACGTACATATCTTCCACAGTTTCAATTTCGAACCGTGGAAGTCTTAAATAACCTTTTGCTTTCTTACGTGTTACTCTTCGGAATCCGTCCCGGAATCCTGCTTTTTTGACGGCGAATACATCTCATTAATCACTTCCATGTTCTTTCTCCAGTCCTGGTCCATATTTTCAAAAAACTCTGTAAACGACATGCAATCTTCGTCCTGATTTGCATTTTTGTAGGCAGCATACAAAAATTCCGCTACTTCAAGTGCGTCTTTATCATTTACACCTTTTACTAAAACCTTACTTAATGTCTCATACGATTTTTTATCGCTTTTTCTTAATGCCAACATAAGAATAGGAGCGGTGGACATTGCCACACACTCCCCATTTGTAAGTTCATATTCCTCATAATTAATCTTAGGATTCTTCATCTACATTTTCCTCCTCGCCAAGAATACGTTTGATCAATTCTTCTTTTTTGCCCATGGAATCAACTCCCATTTCTTCTGCTTTCTTTCTCAGCTCGTCTACCTTCATCTTTTCCAATGCAACTCTGCTCAGTTCGTCCAAAGTTTCTTCCTGATCATCCGGCGTTTCTGCACTCTCCAAGTTTTCTTTCCCTGCAGTTTCCTCTTCTGATTCAACCGTCTCCGAGGTCTCTTCCAGTTCTTCTTTTTCTTCCATGATTTCCACCAGATTTTTGTTCTTTGCTTTGATTTCGTTGTATCGTTCTTCTGATACAACCAGGATTTCTCCTGCAAACAGGATATCTCCTGTATATTTGTCCCGGAACCTCTGTTTTACTTTGACTTTCATAGTTTTCCTCCTTATGCTGCTACTGCAGTAACGAGTTCTCTCGAGAACTCTTCCATCCATTTCTGTTTTACGGTATCGTCTTTCAAATCGCTCTCAATTGCTTCGTATAATCCTTCTCCGTGTTCATCTGGCATGACCGCAATCTCCAGTTCTAACATGCTGATATCTTCTGAATCATTGTCGATGCTTCTTGACAGTGCCGTCTGAATTGTACAGTTTGGATAAGCCTTGTATTTTTTATTGCTGTCCTCATCTAAAATCTCTGCAGTAACGCAAGCTACTGCATGCAGTGAATTTGATCCGTAAGCGATTACTCCATCTTTTAACTCTGAGCGAGTCATTCCGTGCAGATCTGCCAGCATATCCTGTGGAACGTATGCGGATATCTTCAGTTTTCCGTCGCCCGTTCCTTTCGTTCTGGTTTTTAATATTTTAGTGCCACATTTTTTTGTCATGGTTTTGCAGTTCATTTCTTCTTCAAGTTTTCCCACGCAATCCAGGACATCCGCTTTCGTTGCAACTCCGATTCTGATTCCAAGCTTCGTTATTTCAACTTCTGTGAAGTCAGTTTCCCTAATTCCAGCCATATTATGTTTCCTCCAATCTTTCTACTAATTTGTCAATTACACCATTCACAATTTCATCTTCCGCTTTTTCAGCACCATGAAACATGAACTGTTGATCTCCCCGATGATGTCTCGTATTCGATCCATCATCCGGAAAATACAGGTAATGATAACTGCCCTTTGTGTATACCTTTACCGCAAGATTTTCCCCCTGTATCCGAAATGGATCGGTCTGTGAAGCAGCTGCTTTCTTTCCATTCCACGTTCTGCCAGATACCGGTAAGATTGCCCGGATATACTCTTTTATCTTTTTTCCGCCATCATCTACCAGATAATCATTTATGATCTGTTCTGCAACAGATCTGTCGGAAAAGTTTTCGATCGCTGTCGCAACCTTGTCAAATTCCTTTGTGTCCAGGTAAAAATAACTCATCGGCTACACCTTTTTTCTATTTTGTAGAATTCCATTGTGCAGATCTCCACCGTACATTCTCCGGCTTTTTCTACGTAATCATATAATATATCCGTATTTTCTGCTTCCTTGAATCCAACGTCTTTCATCTTTTTAATTACCTGTTTTTCCAGTTCTTCTGGAATATACTCCTCTTTCACGATTGCTACGAACCACCGTCTGGTATTTCCGCTGCCGCTATCCGTCTTTCGGGTTCTTCTTTTCCCGAATACAATGCAGTCCCAGCTTTTACGTCCCTGAAATTTTCCGGAGCCGTAATATACATCCGGCACAATCTCTTTTAACGCTTCTTTAATCTTGTCTTTCAATTTTTCTAACCTCTTCCAGATAGAAATAGAGTTCACGGTCTTTTTTATTGTGATCAACGTAAATAATCGCATAGATCGTGTTGTCAATTACAATATTGTAATCATTATCCGGATCTACCAGATCCTGCGTAGCAATCTTGGTTGTCAAGTGTGCTCCGCACTGTTCCGCAAACTCAATATCCTGCTGCCGTCTGGACTTTTCCGTAAAATACAGGAAGCCCAGATACTCTAAATCATCCAGGCTTCTTACATTTTTTTCTATATCTTTTTTACGGTAAACCTCTGCAATTCCATCTCCATAGCTATTCTGTGTCTTCTTTGCCATGTTTCACCTCATAAATATGCCGGGCTGTTATGATTTCCCATCTATAATTTTGTTCCCATTCATTTTCCATCTTGTTCCATGCGTACCAGCATCGTTTCAAGAGTAATGTCCTGGCATATCCAGGTTTCGTAAAGTCTTCTTTTTCATCCTCATGCATCCCGAGTTTATGTGCGACCACCTCGATCGAATCTTCGACTTTTTCCTCTATTTCTTTTTCCGTCTCCGAATTCGACCATGTGATCTTACAGTCCCGTTCTACTGCTGCTATGAGTTTTCCTTTTTCTTCCTCGTTCATAACTTACGCTACGACTGTATTCTCTGCCGTTTTAACAACTACATATGCAGGATCCAGCTTACTAATGTCAAGTACGATCGCTACTGTGTTATCGTATGGACGACCGTTTCCATGGAGCTTGATCTTGTATGTTCTCGCATCCTGAATGAACTTGAACTCATCGGAATATTCGATTTTTCCATCTTTGCTCTCTCCAAGTCCGAAGAAATACTCTTCTGGCAAGCACAGGATAGCCTGTCCGGTTTTTACCTCATTCGATCTCACAACTTCTGTTGGGAATGGGAATAAATCTCTTGCATATGTTCCACCTGTTGTCAGCGTCGTAGTTGCTGGCATAATCTTATTCAGATAATCTACCTGATTGCAGATCATCAGCACTTCATCAAAGCTTCTCATGCGTCCCTTTTCTGTGACCGCCAATTTTGCCACAAGTGGTCCGTAATTTGCCGGGAGAAAATTCGTTACCTGTATTGCTGTTTTTTCCGGATATCCGGTTGATGTTGAAAAGTCTACTCCCTCGTGGATATCTCTGTTCAGTCCGACCGGTTCATCTTTTCCACTTCCTGATACGATAGCTTTTTCAAGTGCTACGTATAACGCCTCTTTCAGGATAGTGCGGATATAGTTGTCGAGGAACGATGGTCCAAGATCCAGCATATCCTGTGGGATCACTGCATAGGCTGTCAGTTTCAGTAATGTAACCTCTACGCCCTTGAATGCAGATTCAATTTCCTGTGTGATCTCGCCATTGATCTGTCCCCAGGCTGCCTTCTGTCTGGTGTGATCATTTAAGAGCCACTTTGTAAGGTATTTCACATTCTGGAATGTAATTTTGTCTAACAGTGGGTGCTCCTCTAACAGATCTCTGTACACATCTTCGATGATAGTTTCCGGCATTCCACCATCTGTATTAATCAGATCCGCGAACGCCTGCTTCGGATCGCTCGCCTTTCCAGCCTTTGCCAGATTCTGATAGAACTCCGTCTCTTCGCTTGTGAGCTGTCTGTAGCCTCTCTGAGCAAGCACATTCGTATCAGTGCTGTACATCTCAAAGTCTGTCTTTACCTTTTCTGTGATGGCGTCAATCACCTGTCCCCAGGCTTTTTTTCCTTCCTCTTCGTTTCCACTCTGCAGTGCGCTCTGCAGAGCCGCCACTGCTTCTCTCTGTCTTGTGTCTGCAATGTTTCCTAACATTCTTTTTTCTCCCTTCTTTTTTACATTGAAAACATATTAAAAAATGTCTGCATAGAGACATCTTTTTCTTCTTTTTCCGGCTTTGTCAGTTCTTCGAATTCTTTTAACTGGTTTGAGAAATTCGACTGTTTAATCTTCTCTCTCATTTTCCCAATCTCTTTCGAGGACTGCATTGCCCCATCAAGTTCTACTGTAGTTCGTCCGGCAATCTCATCGATCACGCCGAGTTCCAAGGCTCTGTCCGGTTCAAGCAGAGTCTCTTTGTCCATAATTTCTTTTAATTCTTCTTCTGTAACCTTTCCTCCGCACCGATTCAAGAAAAGAGTTCTGGAAGCTTTCATCCAGGCATCCAGATTATCTGCCTGACTCCTGAGTTCATCCGCATTCCCTGCGGCTACCGTCCACATGTTGTGGAGAAGCATGGCAGTTCCCTCCCCCATCACGCGGTGATCGCATGCCTGGAGAATTGTGGCGGCAATACTGTTCGCCACTCCGTCCACATAACCCGTCTTGTATGCTTTGCAACGTTTCAGGTTTGTAAAAATGGCAGTTCCTTCTTTTACAGATCCACCGTCCGAATTGATATACAATTCGATGGTGTCAGAATCTGACACGCCCTCCAATAAATCACGGAAATGGCTTGCCGATGTTTCAGATTCATCATACTCCCATGTTTCCCAGTTAAAATCACCTTTTGCTTTTACTTCGTCATACAGGTAGATTTTATGCACTGTGCCTGCCTGCTGGTGTGCAAAGCAAATTCCACCGATCTTATTCATCCTCCTCACCTCCTTTCACTGCTGTCCTTGTGCTGTCTGCTTCCCTGAAGTTATTCGTAACGTAATACGTTTTACTCCACGGTGTGTTTAATGGTACCAAGCTTAATTCCTCCCTTGCTTCGTCTGTATTTATGATCGCTGAGCCGATCAGCTTCTCTACATTAGCGGCAGTCTCGAACAGATCTCTGTGTTTGATTCCGCCCGTGTAGCACTGGTAATAGTTCCCGTTCATGTACTCGTAGACGGTCGCGCGCTTATTCAACACTTCTGAAATGGTATTTGCCAGTGGATTCACTCCGAACGTCAGGAACACGTCACACACCTCTTTCAGGTTCGTGATATTCCCCATCATCATTGACATTGGAATTTTAAAAGCCTGTCCGACCATTTCAAAAATGTCTTTGCGGATATTCACAAAATCATCAGATGTTTTCGGGGATTTTACCGATTCTTCTGTCAGTTCCTCACCAGCATACTCCACATATGTGGCGTATTCATTCTCCATATAATCTTTGATGTTTTTTGCAATAACTTCTTTGAATTGTTTTTGGAATTCTTCATCTCCGGCTTTAATTGTATCTACCTTATACTTGAATTTTCTTCCATTCGTATCCTTGAAGGTTCTTGCCGCTGTCTCCAGGAGCTTCCCGTATTCCCTGTACACTCCATCAATCAGTGTTTGTGCACATTCGTCCTCCATCCGGAACAGATACACTTCCTCTGCTCGGAACGTTCGGTTGAGTTGTAATCCACCAGGCAATATGACACCACCGTAGATATTTCCCAAAACTGGCCTTTCCTGCACGATCGTGAAGTCTTCCGCACAATGTAGTTCCCCGTTTAGTTCGACCACCAGTGCACCTTTTTTCGATCGTGTCATTTTTCGAATTACTCTGTGCCAGAAGTAATTGCTGTTTTCATTTTTGTTCGGTGCTACGTTCAGCAAGTAATAGTCCTGGTCTTTTACAGGTTTCCCTTTGTTGAACACTCTCATCTCTGCCATGCTGATTGCATTTGCCAGATAAGAGCTCGCTGTATAGATCGCCAGTTCCTTATAGTAGATCGATGCGGGTATATTTACCACGACCGTTTCTGCATTCGTACCGGTAACCTTAAATACTTTTTCCAGGAAGTTTTTTACTCCCATGTTCCGCCTCCTAACATACTGTTCCTATCCTGTTTTTTATAATTCTTCTTTGTTTAATTCTTTCTTCATCTGTGACTGCTGCCACGAACGCTTTAAAACCGTCCGTTTTCCGTGAACGCGGCTCTATTTTTTCATATGTGACATTGCCTTTTTTGTCTGTCACCGCTTTTGAGTTCCATGTGTACCAGCGCATGATCTTGCTGGTTCCCCAGGCGATCAATCCACGCGCGAACATATACCCAATTACCGGAGCAACTTTCATTTCGTCACTCGGTCTAATCAGTTTCAGATTCTTCTTTTCATCCGAAAAACCTATTTTGCCAAGTGCTTCTCTGAGCCATGTCTGCCGGAAGTTATCCATCACCACAGATTCGATTTTGTATAACTTCGATTTTTCCAGAAGCCAGTCTGTCACATACTCCGGATCTATCTCCACGTCGTCCACCATCGTCAATACTCCTTCTTCTTCAGCTTCTTTCAGTGGGTATTTGATCCTCGGAAGATCTCTCGATTTCTTACATACCCACGTATGATGCATCCAATATCGTTTATCTCCGACTTTGAACAGCAGCCCGGCGGCTACAAAATCATTCGTTTTGGAATAATCAATTCCGGCTACGCAAGAATGATTACGAAGATCCGGGAGACTTCTGGTTGCTTTTTCTAGGTTTTTCCAATCTGTCACACAATACTGCGTTTCCCCTGGTGGCCGGTTCATTCGTTTAGTCATGAATGACGTGTGATTTACCGGATCCAGCTTGTACTCTTCATATTCCATCCGCATTTCTGTCAGGAGGGTTGGGAAGTTTCTCAAGGATGGATTTGCTTTCTGCCATTTTTCCTCATCCTTTACTTCTTCCGGATCATCCAGCCAACAGATGAACGGCAGTTTCCCGTTATCCGGAATCTCTCCTTTCAAGATCTGTAGACAAGTTTCCAGTAATTCATCTAGCGGGCCATCCCGGATATCCCCCTGCGTGGATATGACTGTTCGTCTCGGAAAGTCTTTCTTTCCAAGTCCTCCAGTCGCTACCTCGATCAGCTTATAGTCCTTGTATGCATGGTATTCGTCAAAATCTACTTTCCCCGGTCTACCTCCGTCTTTTGTGTCCGGTGCACGGGTGTGGTATTTGATCTTCGATCTTGTTCGAATGTTGGTGATACATTCCAAATTCCACTTGAACGTATTTTTGAAGAATCTTTTGTTGCCCTCCAAGATGTTATATATATCTTCGAATGTCGTTTTTGCCTGGTCCTCTGATGTAGCGAATATGTCGATGTGGTATTCTTTCACTCCGTTAACTGGTGTGACCAACGCAAAATCTTCAAACGCAAGATATCCGTTCTTTCCTGCCCCGCGTCCAACTAAAATTATCAGATATGGGAATCTCAACTGGCCGTCTTCTCTTTTATACACGCAGTTGTGCAAAGCGAAGCAGAACTGTTCCCACGGTAACAGCTTGTACGGGAAGTACTTTTCCAGTCCCAGGTATCTTTCTAATTGTTCTTTATCTACATAGACATCTTCCTCCGCGAATACTTTTTCCACAAAATCGCAAAGAAGCAGCTGCTCCTCGCAAACAACTGCTTCGTCACTTCTTACGAATTCAATATACTGGTCAATCTGTTTACAGATCTTCATCGATTACTTCATTTCCTGTTGGTTCATCCGTCGTCAGTCCTAACTCCTTCAGGATGCTCAACATCTGCTTTTCTACAGCCACCATATCTTTCACAGACTGGTTTTGTTTTGTGATCTCGAATCCGTTTGCAGAAAGTGTCTTGTACGACACTCCACGTTCCTTTATGTCCTCTTGTAGAGCCTTTTTCGTGTCGTAAAACTCCATATAATCATCAATTATGTCCAAAAAATGTGCCGTTTCTGCGCCTTTTGCACGTAATTGTTTGATTAAGCTAGATTTAATTTTTTCTTTGATTTCGTCCATTTCGCGGGCTTTTTTCGACTTTCGCGCCATATATTTCACCACCAACTTTTTCCATTTTTATCACGCGCGAGTCAGCGCGGTTCAGGCGTGCCCCCTACCCGTTGTAAGCGTCCCCCACAGATTTAGGGTATAGGGGGTACCGGGGGTACCTTTGTAAAAAATTTTTCGGAATACATTCCATCCACATCGTCCAACACAATGAATCTGTTACAGCAGGACGTTCGAACCTCCAGAACCTTGTGTTCCTTCTCTCCGAACAGCTTCGTATATCCATATGCTATTGCTCTCCTGTATCCGTGTCCCGTAAACGTAACACGATCTCCAGCCTTTATCTCTTCCTCTACCATCGTTCTTCGTTCACCTGTTTCACCTTCCTGTACTTCATCCTCTCGTGCGCTCTGTCGTGACAGTCGTGACAGAGTGGTATCAGATTCCTGTACTGTTTTCCTCTGTACTCGTAGAACTCACACAGTGCAAGCTCCGGATGTGTCTTGACATACTGTACATGATGTACCGTCTCAGCCCTTGATACCTTTCCTTTCTCTTTGCACCACTGGCATTCATGATGGAACTCATCCAGTACTTTGTTCTTTAATATGACCCACTCTTTACTCTTATAGAATCGGTACAGCTTATTCTCTTCTATTAGTTTCTCTATCTCTTGTTTTGTCCATTTCATAATTGCTGGAACAGGATTCGAACCTGTGTCCTCCGGCTATTAAGACCGGCGTGCTTCCTTTCCGCACTCTCCAGCTCTACTATAACCGGCAGTCACAACGTCTCTGATCTACCATCAATAACGTCTTGTGTCTGCCTTTGTAACAGCACTCCCAGTGATATTCTTTTCCCTGATCTGTGTAGATCCTTTTGCAGAACTCACAGTCTTTACACTTGGGAATCTGCTTCTCCCCTTCTCTTCTATTGCTCATATATCCTGGACAACTTTCCTCTGCAGGACAATGTTCTTTCTTGCTAAGCTTCCAGTAATGTATACAGCCTTTGTTCTTACACGTAACTAACATAATTCCTCCACGAAAAAGAGCACTCGGATTTCTCCAAGTGCTCTCTGCTTTATTCCTCTGCATGCAAAAAGGGTGGCCGCAATCTCTTGACTGCTGCCACCCTTCGGGTGAGTATGTTCTTTGTTCTTTTTTCTTGATGCTACCATAATAACACACTTTCTTGTATCCTGAGTCCCCCTCTTTTTAAATTTTCTTTGACATCAGGTAATAGAATTTTCTTCTGCGTTCATAATACATCTTTTTCCCACATGGGATCTTCTTAGAGTCCCTTAAGTATCTGTATGTCGCATAGTCAGTCGTAACCCCTTCCAGAATCCACGGATATATCACTGCGTCTGCTTCGATTGCTGTCTGTTCAATCCGTTTACATTTTTCCTCCAGCTCCATACGTTTAATAGCCAGGTGTTCCGTCTGTGACGCCTGGCTTGGACTTCCTTTTCCTTCCTGACCATATTGCATGGCTTTTATGGTATTTATAAGTTCTGCGAGTTCTCTTCTCCATTCCGGATACTGCAAGCAGTGGTATTTGATCTCCAAAAACCTATTCGTATCAATACCGTACTTATCTTTGTTGATTGGTCTCATTTTCAACTTTAAATTTCCTCCCTGTCCGTCTGTCTTTTATTATCAAGATATCAAATCCGAACAGACTTGCTATATCCTGTAGATCAGTCAGTGCTCTGCGCATGTGGTAGGGCATCTGGTTGTATCTGTGCAGTGCTTCGTCTGCTGTTGGATCTTTATAACCTTCATGGTTCATAGTTCTCCTTTCCGCGATTCACACATTGTTTTATACATTTTTCAATTTTATCTTTGCACGCTTCACAATATTCTTTCGGTCCATACATATCTTGTATCGCCTGTCTCATGTTATGTGTGTACACTTTTAATGTTCCGCCTGGTCCGTCACATCCTGCGTATATTCTTATTGTGTAATACGTTGCGCCTATCGGCATCCCGCATCCGTCACATATATGTTGTCTCATTTCATTCACCTACCACAATGCTCTCTTTCTTTTACGTCCTTTTACGTATACTGTGCAGTTTTCTACCGTGCACCCTCTGCTATGTCCTTCTACTCCAATATAGTTACAACCACCCAAGCCGGTTTTGCATGCTCTGTAGATGCACGTCCTGCATTGGTGCCTATCTTCATTCGGTCCTGCTTCCTTGCTCCTAACTTTTTTTCTCACAAGGTTCTCCTTTCTCCTCCGACTGCTGCCATCCGGCTTTCGCCGGAGGGAATCTATATCAACCGGTTGCTGTCGTGATACAATTACCGGCAAGTGCAAGCTATTCTATTTTCTCTGCCATCCAATCCAATAATCTGATGATCATCTTATATAGCCATGTCTTCTTTGATTCTGCTTTCAGTACATCACGAGCTCTTACAAATTTGCGTTGGCTGTCCTCACACTTTTTATATTCCTCGCATTTGCACATCTGCCACCATTCGCAGAATATGCAGCAGTGCGAACAGTTTTTCTTTCTGGCTTTCATGATCCAGTGTTTTAATCGTTTTCTGAATTCTTTTGGCATTATTCTTTCAGTTCTCCTCTTATGTATTTTAAGAAGTCCTCTATTCCCTGTGTATAGCCTTCCTGGTACTTCTGGACCTTTTCAAGTTCCCTGCTACATTTTGTGTTCACTTCATGCTGCAATCTATTGGCCGTTTCTTCCATCTGGTCGTCTGGTTCTTTTTCTTCTGTCTCTTTCTCTCTTGCAGAGGCTTTCATCGCTTCTATTTCTCTTTGTTTTTCTTCCAGTTCTTTCTTGAGCGTTCTTATTTCTTCGCAATCCGCATTGTCATTTTGTCGTTCAATTCCAAGCGTTGCCAGCATCGCATTATCTATATCCTGTATTTCCTTTTCTGTACATGTTCTGATATACTCTCCGAATCTGTCAAGATAGGCGAATGACAGTTTCTCACATATTGCTACTGATGGTGTCATGCACATAACTTTTACATGTGTCGAAGAAGAATTCTCTTCTTTATTCGTCAGCCATGCTACTTGCGCACAGCCGGTTTCTTCTATCACTTCTGTTGCTGATACTACGACCGCTGGTGATTTCTCTCCTGTCTTACCTTTTTCAATATAGAATATATCTCCTTTGTATACTTCCATGTTATTTACCCCCCCCTGTGTTTATTATTGCTTTGAATGCCGTCGGATCATAATAGCCGGATCCGTTCTTCTTTATATCATTTTTCATCCTTGTCAGTACCTCCGCCCCGTTTTATAATTTCAATCGCATGATTTATTTCTACGTAATCCGAACACGTTCCAAACAGTTCAAATTCTACGGTGCTATCTTTCAATTCTTCTATCACTTTGTCCGGATCGTATGCTGTAGTATAATTTTTCAGTATCCGAATTTCTATTTTGCAATCCGTTATGTTTCTCTCAAGCTTCCGGATATTTTTATCTATGTCATATAGATTTTTGCTTGGTATTTTTCTTGATCTCCATTGTTCAATTATTTTTTCTGTGTGTTGTATCTCTTCTTCAATTTTCTTTATTTCTGCATCGGCATCTATCAGTCTCATCTCATCACCTCTTGTAGTTCTCTGTTCCCATAGTACAGAGCGCATTCCTTACATTTGTCTATCGGCTCTCCTCCACCATTGCACGTTCGCAAGCCAGCGCATCTATCTTCTTCGTATCCTGGATGCTCATATTGGTGTGCCAGATAGCAGTTATCAATTCCTTGTTTTACTGTTATGTTCATCTCTATTATTCCTTTCTTTGTGGTTCATCCTCTTTCATATATATTTCAATTTCTTCGCCACACGTTCGTATCACGTCTACCTCGCTTTCCAGTAATAATATGCTTAAATACTTTCTTGCATTTTCCGGTTCCATTCTGCCGATGCAGTCTTTCTCTTTGTTGTAGATGTTCAACATTTCTCTATTATCTATTTTTTCAGTAATTCTTTTAGTTTCATTCCCGTTACCTCCATCTTCGTTTTTTCAAAACTCAAACACTACTTCCGGTGCTTTTATAAAATTCGCACCGCATTCCTCTGTGTTCTTCCGTTCTATCTTTCTGATCATCTCTGTTATCTCTTTGTCCGAGTCTTTACAGTATGCATATCCATCCGGTGCATAGATGCCTTTTACCTTTCCGTTTATGCGATCCAGTATTGTTTGATAGCTCATGTAGTTCTGCCGCGCAGCTTCTCTCGCCGATTTATAGAATGCTACGATTTCGCCGTCTTGGTTGATCTTTGCTACCTTGGTTGCTCTTCCGTTCATCTGTCCAGTTTTTTTGGATAGTTCTTTTTTGGTGATTACTCCGATATTCCCAAGTATGTCGTCAGTTTTAATTCCATTCTTGTGATACGTTACATATCCTTTCGGAAGATCTCCGATGAACGTGATCCGCATCAGGCTCATGACTACTACCTCTTTCCTTTTCAGCTTAATTAGTCTTTTCCCCTGATTATTCTTCTTTACATACGGTTTTAGGTGCTTATACTTCCCATTCCCTAATTTCTTTCGTATGTCTGCCCAGTAATTAATCTGGTATATTCCATCATAACCTGGAATGTCATACCAACCTTTTGGGTCTACATTTTTGATTCTCATAGATATCACACATTCTTTTGTAAGTTTTTTAAGAACTCTACCAGATACGTCTCACTGTCTGTAGCGTTCATGTACTGCTTATCGTATGGTTTTCCATCACCATACGGTTTTTTGTCTTTTTCTAACAGGTGGAAGTAATACTCATCTTCTTTTTCTTTTCCATTCCACCCGTTTATGCGATTCTTGTATTCTGCAACTACAAGCCTGCTGCCGTCAGCGAAATCGTATTTATAATAATTTACATTTATGTTTTTATCTGTGTACCATAACCCCCAAGCTTTATAATTTTTCAGCCATTCTTTTCGCTGATCGTTATTCTTTAATCTTGGAAGTTCTGGCTGTTCCGGTTCTTTTGGTGGATTCATTTCCGTATCCAGATCATTGATATATCCGGCCAGTGCCGCAATCATTACCTTGTACGTCCGCACCCGGATGTCATTAGTATCCATGTGTCCTTTCGCCATTTCCAGATAGTTCCTGTATTTTTGATTTTCTTCCCTGGCAATATCAAGATCTGTTTTCCCGGATTTCTTTTCATGTAGTTGTGTTTCTTCCGGAAGTCGTTCCTGTGTTTCTTCTTTGTCCTGGTATCTATATTCATTTTCTTTCTCTGCAGGTTCTTCTTCCAGGCCAGATACTGCATAGGTGTCAGGTGTTTCAATCTCTTCGGTTTCTTCGCTTTTTTCTTCCTGTTCTTCATTTTTCTCCTTTTTTTCCGTTCTCTCTTCAGATTCTTCTGCAGTAACTATATCCCACATTTTCCTGATGGCGCCTGCCAAATAGAACCATTCGAAGTTTCCTTTGTGTTCTTTTCCTCTATACAGTTGGATATATGTACTATACAGACTTATATGTGCTATTTCCTCATCTGGTGCTTCAAAAACCCAAATCCTTACTATTTTTTCTGGCTGGAGCTTTTGCTTTATCAATTCAGTGCTTATTATTTCATTTTCCGGCAACTGCTCCATGTTTTCTTTGAACCATTCTTTATGTTTCTTTATTATTTCTCTTGCAGCCAATTTCAAGCATTCTCTATCTTCTTCTGTTGGAATACGCAGCATTACCACATTTTCATTCTGATCAGTGTTTTCTTCCGGTGTCAGATTCTGACACGCACCGGCATTCACATCTTCGATGCTCAGCTGTCCATCAATTTGTTCTTCTTCTTCTGCTTTTTTCTGTTCTTCGGCATATTCTTTCACATCTTTGTATGTCAGTCCTTTTTCCCGGTGGTGCTCCAGCATATCCTCCTGGATATCCTCGGACATCTTGCTGATCTCGTATGCAGCCGAAAATGTTAATCGTCCTTCTTTTAACTCTTCCGTGAATTCCGGGATCAGTTTTTTGTTGATCGACTCAATCTGTCCGATCTTGGTGGATGATACCTGCATCATGTTGGCTATTACATCCCGCAAACGTCCGCTGTCCAATTTGTAACCATGAAGTGTCAGTCCATTCTCTTTCATGTATTTCAGTGTTTCTTCCAGTGTTTTCTGCTCTTCCAGGATATCTGCTACCGTTTTATTCCGGTACGTATTTGCTATGATTAACTGGATCATCTCTTCATGCTCTTCTGCAGGTGTCTTGATCTGGCAGGATGCTACAGAGAATTCTTCATAACCTTTTTCTACCAAGAGTGTCAATGCTCTCCATCTTCGTTCTCCGGCTATGATGCGGTATTCGCCACGATTGCAAGGATCGTGGACTACCGTCAAGTTCTCTAATAAGCCTACGGCAAGGATATCCTGTGCCAGCTGTTCAATATCCGGAATAGAATAGAAATTCTTGTCGTTGCTGTAGAGCTGATCTATATTAATATCCTTTGTCCGGAATCTTGCTTTCGGTTTATTGTCAACTGCTGCCGCCTTCGTCTTATTGTTCAATGCGTCCATTACGTTCCATCCAGTAGCCATCTATCTATTCCTCCTTACTCTTTTCCAGGATGCTCCCTTGTTCTTCTTTCGGTTCTCTGATAATTTTCTGGTGGTGATCACTACCGGATCGCCTTTCCCCTTTATTCCTTCTATCAGCCCTTCTAGCTTGCTATTTAGCCGTTTCATGCTTTCTCTCCACTTCCCCATTATTTCGTAGTCATAAGGTGTGAGATTTTCATATGTTTTTCTTCTTCCTGTCGGTGGGAAAAAGCATGCCGGAGCTTCCAGTGCAACCTCTGGCATCCGTCTTATCCCTCCGCTTTGTTTCGCTTTACCAGGATTTTTTAAAAGTACTGCCGGGATTCTTCCTTCTGGCGGGTTGCACCCATGAATCTTTTTGTATAATTTCTTCGCCTGCCTCTTATTCATCCTGTCCACCCTCCAGATCCCTCAAAAGTTCATACGTGACCGCTCTGTAGTCCTGGGACGCTATGCATCCCTTAGAGAACTTCGGGAGCGGCACATGTGCGATCGTGGATTTTTCCGCTACTACAGATCTTCGGATCACTGTCTGGAAACAATCGTGTCCGGAATTTTCTTTTAACCACTCTTCTACCTGCAGTGTTGTTTTATTCTTCTGTCTCATTGTGATCAGGACTTTCATCCGGATCCGATCGTTGAACTTCCGGATGCTTTCCAGCTGTTCATCCATATTATCAGCGGCTTCGATCTCGAACCCTCCGAGTTTCACCGGTACGATCACGAGATCTGCTGCCACCAGTGCATTCATCACTGTCATGTCCATGATCAGACCACAATCGATGACACAGTAATCGTAAGCAGCTGCTACGTCTTCCAAATCTTCTGCAAGCCTTAAAATCTGATTGCCTTCCTCCGTCTTCATGAGATACATATTGGTATTCATCAGATAGCCGTTACACGGGATAATGTCTATCCGATCGTACGGTGTTGTCTTGATCAGTTCGGATGTAGTGTACGTACCACCTTCCCGTT